CAAGAGCTACGGCGATATTTACGCCCGCGTCCGCAAGCTGAACGTGCAGGGCGGCGTGAACATTCCCATTCTCAGCCTGAAGCCTGTCGCAACGTGGATTTCTGCGAACACCGCAACCTCCGAGAGCGAAAAGCAGAAGCTGGAGGCAAAAACCTCTGTCAGCTTCAACTATTACGGCCTCGAATGCAAGGTCTCCCAGACCCTGCTCACCAACGTGACCACTCTGGACGTTTTCCAGCAGGAATTCGTCGCACTGGCCGCCGAAGCTATGGCACAGGCCATCGAGATCGCAATTTTCAAGGGCACCGGCACCGGCGAACCCACCGGCATCACTGTCGACAAGCGCGTGCCCACTGCCAACGTGATCACCCTGACCGCAGAGGAATTTGCATCCTTTGGCGGATGGATGAAGAAAGTCTTTGCCAAGATGAAAAAGGCATACCGCAGAGGCTCTTTCATCATGGCACAGGGCACTTTCGACGGCTATATCAACGGCATGGAGGACCAGAACGGCCAGCCTGTCGGCCGCGTGAATTTCGGCATCACCGAGGGCGAGACCTACCGCTTCGGCGGCAAGGAGGTCCTGACTGTCGAAAATGACGTCATTGCCGACTACGACAGCGCCTCCGCCGGCGACGTCGTCGCTGTGTTCACCAATCTGGCCGACTATGGCTTTAACAGCAACATGGAAATGAAGGTCGTCAAGTGGGAGGACCACGACACCAACGAGATCAAGAACAAGGCCATTCTCATCGGTGACGGCAAGCTGATCGACCCCCACGGCACGCTGATCATCAAGAAGGGCTGATAACAAAGGACGGTGGCATACATGACCCTGACAACTGAGCAGCTGCTGGCTCGCGTAAAAGCAGCCATCGGCGTGACTGGAGAATATCAGGACGACGCGATCGGCATCTATATCGACGAGGTGAAAGCGTTCCTGACGTCTGCCGGCGTGCGTGCCACCGTCCTGCAGTCTGACAAGGCGGTCGGCATCATTGCGCGCGGCGTCATGGACCTCTGGAACTATGGCGCAGGCGGCGGTGCTCTGTCTCCGTATTTCAGCCAGCGAGCCATACAGCTCATTCATGAACCGGAGGAGGCGACGGAATAATGGCGAGATATCGACCCTCGAAACCTATGGACGTGCCCCTGCTGCTCTATCCTGTCGTCTCCGCGGAGGAAAAGCTGGGCAAGCTGGTCAAAAACTACGCGACGGAGGGCATTCTGTTCTTTGGCAGCTTTGCAACCTACGGCGGAACCGAGCGCACCGTAAACGGCGCGCTGGTGATCGAGGACACGGCGACGGTAGAAACGTGGTACCGGCCAGATTTTGCGGCGTCCGGCCGCATTGCGCTGGCCAATGCCCCCGCCAAAGTGTACGAAATCGTCGGAGAACCGGAGGACATCGAACAGCGGCACCAATTCTGCAGAATGCGCCTGACCCGCGTGGCAGGTGGTGCTTGATATGGCAAAGCGTAAAAACGGCTTTGACACGACGGCACTCATGAAATACGCCGACCAGCTGGACACGCTCGGAGGCTCCGACGCGCTGAAACGCGCCGCGCAGGCCGGCATGGCCACGGCGAAACAGGAGATCAATACGCTGGTGAAAACAGCCATGCAGGCCGGAAACCTGCCGGCTGGCGGTAAGTATTCCACCGGCGAGACCCTGGAAAGCCTCAACACGGACATGAAGGCAACGTGGAGCGGAAATATCGGCACGCTGCCGCTGGGCTTCGACCTCGAAGGGAGCGGCCTGGTAAGTATTTTCCTGACGCACGGCACCCCGAAAATGAAACCGGCCGCAGGGCTGTACGATGCGCTCTATGGCAAGGCCGCGCAGACCAAAGCGCGAAAAGCGCAGGAGGCTGCAATAAAAAAAGTGATCGAAAGGCTGGGCAAATGAATGGTACTCTCCGACCTGATCGAGCTGCTGAAAACAATTTGCCCCACCATTATGGAGCAGGGCAGTCTGGCCCCGGCAGCTCCATACCCTGAACGTTTTTTCACCTTTTGGAACCCCTCGACCGAGGACCAAAAGCACTACGACAACAACCCCGCAGGCTGCACGTGGACCGTCGAGGTCAATTTCTACGGCCGCGACCCTGTCGACGTATTCAACACGCTGGAGCAGGCGCGCACTGCCATGAAATCAGCGGGCTGGATAATCAGCGGCAAAGGTTACGCCGTGGCCAGCGACGTGAACACGCACACCGGCCGGGGATTTACTGGCTACTATCTCGAAGCATAGAAAGGAGCAAAATTCTATGAAAATTGTGGACTGGAGAGGCATCCGCGGTCTGGTCGCCGCTGAACTGCTGACCGACGACACCGAGGGCGTCACCTATGACGAGCCCTTTGAACTCTGCGGCACCTCTACGCTGAGCAAAACCACCGAAACCTCCAGCGCAAAGAAATATTACGACAACGTCCCGGCCATCGTCATTCAGGCGACCGGCGGCGACGAAGTGAGCATCGAGGGCTCCGCGATTCCCTTTGACGTGCTCGCCAAGCTGATGGGCGAATACTACGACGAGACCACCGGCATGTATGTCGAGGGCGAGCCCGCCACCAAGTATTTCGCCATCGGCTACGTCACCAAGAAAACCGACGGCTCCGAAATTTTTGTCTGGCGCCTCAAAGGCACTTTCTCCTATCCCGAAACGGAGCACGCCACCGAGGACGACGGCACCGATTCCACCGGCAACACCATCGTTTTCACCGGCGTGAACACCCAGCACAAATTTAACAAGACCGGCAAGACCGCCAAGGCTGTCAACGTGCAGGCTGAACTGTACGACGCCGGCGAGGCCGAATTCTTCAAAACCGTCCAGACGCCTGACACCATCGGCGCAGCATAAACCACTCACAACAGCACCGGCCGGGCTGCGGCCCAGCCGGTGCTAACTGCAGGAGGCTGAAACTATGAAACTGACAATTTACGCAGACGAGACTTTCGCAACGGTCCGCGAGGTGCGCGAGGTGCCCCGGATGAAAATTCCCTATCGTGCGGCCGAAGCTGTCACCGATCTGCTTTCTGATATCGACCTGTCCGACGACGTCAAAATCCTCAACACTGTGCTGAAAAGCACGAAAGAGATCACCGCCGTGGTGCAGGCAACTTTCGCGCTGTCCGACGAGGACCTGCGTTTCGTCGACGTCATGGAGCTGGGCGATCTCGCGAAAGAGATCATCGGCTACGTGCTGAACAAAATGGCGGAGCTGGGAATCGGGGCCGAAGGTGACGACCCAAACGCCCGCCAGCCGGCGACGACCTGACGCTGGCGCAAGATTTAAGCGATATAAAACTCGCGCTCTGCAGCGCATACCCAGGTCTGGACCCGATCAGGCTGCTCGACTATCCATTTTCGGATTTTATCAGCCTGACACGGCAGCACCTCGACCGAAACAGGCGCACGCAGAAACGTGAGAATTCAGCAGGGCCATATCTGCCGACAGGCGGAAAAGAAAAAACGATATACCGCCCGGCAGACGATTCTTGGTTTTAACTAGGAGGTGAAAACATGGCCGACAATCAGAAAGTAACAACAACCCTATCGGTCGACGTTACCGATTTCAAAAAAGGGCTATCCGATGCGAACCGATACATTCGCCTGGCAAATTCCGAATTTGAAAAGGCAACGGCCGGCGTGGGCAAGTGGAGCGACAGCGCGGACGGCCTGCGGGCCAAGCTCACGCAGCTAAACAGAACGCTGGACGGACAAGAGGCTGCTGCGAGCGTCCTGCGCGCTGAATACGAGCGCGTGGTGAACGAGCAGGGCGAGAATTCCAAGGCTGCGCAGGAACTTGCCATCAAGCTCAACAAGCAGGAGGCGGCGGCCAAGAAAACCGCCTCGCAGATTGACCACTACCAGGGCGCGCTCGACGAGATGGAGAACAGCGCAGGCGGCGCAGGTAGCGAAGCCCAAAAGCTCGGAAAGAAACTGGACGGCGCAAGGGATTCCGCAGGAAAAGCAGCGAAGGGCGCAAAAGACACGGACAAAGCCACCGGCGAAATGGCCGACGCCTTTGGAAAGGCTGCAAAGGCTGCGGCCGATCTCGTCAAGAAGCTGGCAGGCATCGGCGGCAAGGCCGTCGTGGCAGGCATCAAGGGCGTGGCGACTGCGGCCGGCACTCTGGTCACGGCGTTCCTTGCTACCGGTGAAGCGCAAAAAGAGCACATCACCGAAATGGCCAAGCTGGGCGCGGCATATGAATCCTCTGGCCATTCCGCAGATACTGCGGCAAAAACCTATCAGGAATTATACAACGTGATCGGAGAAACCGACCAGGCTGTCGAAGCGTCTCAGCAGATCGCGCTGCTGGCTGAATCTGAACAAGATGCGGCCAAGTGGGCGGAAATGGGCGCGGGCGTTATCGGTAAATTTGGCGACGCGCTGCAGCCGGAAACGTTTTTCGAGAGCGCGAACGAGACCATAAAGCTCGGAGAGGCCACCGGTGCCTATGTGCAAATGCTGGAGGGCTGCGGCCTCAGTGTCGAGGAATTTAACAAAGGGCTGCAGGCGTGCAAAACCGAGGAAGAAAAGCAGGCATATATGCTTTCTGTCACCGAGGGCGCGCTGGGCTCTGCCGGCGCGGCGTACAGAGAAGCAAACGCCGCCGTTATTGAGAACAACGCAGCAAACGCCACGCTGCAGGAAACACTGGCCGGCGTGGGCTCTGCCGCGCTGCCGGTTATGACAACGTTGAAACTGCTGGGCGCGTCCATCCTCAACGATATGCTGCCCGGTATTGAACAGCTCGGCGAAGCATTCAAGGGCGTACTGGAGGGCGACGCCGGGGCCGCTGCTGAGATGGGTAACGCGATCGGCGGAATCGTTCAGCAGCTGGCTACAAAACTGACCGAGGCCCTGCCTACCATTGCCACGGTCGGCGTCTCTCTAATCACATCACTGGTCGAGGGCCTTGTCTCTGCTGCCCCTCAGATCGGGGCAGCTGTCAGTCAGGTCGGCCAGGCGCTGGTCGATGCGGCCCCGCAGCTGCTTGCTGCCGCAGGCTCTCTTATATCTACCATTGGCCAGGGAATTCTGACCGCCGCGCCCCAGCTGGTGGCTACCGGCGCGGACATAATTGCGAACCTGCTGAGCGGCCTCACGTCGAACCTGCCGGCTATTGTTAGCGGCGGCATGTCGATCGTTACCCAATTGACGACGGCCCTCATCGGCCTGCTGCCTCAGCTGATAACGGCCGGAATTCAGCTGGTCGTGAGCCTGCTGGCCGGTCTGACATCGGCAATCCCGCAGGTCGTTCAAGCAATCACCGACATGATCCCCCAACTGACGCAGGCTTTGATTACTGGAGCCCCTCAGCTCGTACAGGGCGCGGTGCAGCTGCTCCTTTCCATCCTGAGCGCTATCCCGCAGATACTGCCCCCGCTGGTGGCTGCGCTGCCTCAAATTGCTACGACTATCATAGGCGCGCTTGTAGCGGCCATTCCCCAGCTGCTCGACGGCGCGGTACAGTTTTTACTCGCCATCGTCGACGCCATCCCCCTCATGGTGGCTCAATTGATTCCGGCGATACCCGAAATCTATACCACCATTATGACGGCACTGCTCGACGCGACCCCCCAACTGCTCGACGCAGCGGTCACGCTCCTGCTTGCCATCGTCGAGGCTATCCCGCAGATCGTCGTCGAGCTGATCGCTGCGCTGCCTCAAATTTGGCAGACCATGAAAGACTATCTGAGCCAGCTGCCGAGCAAATTGTGGGCCATCCTTTTGAGCCTCGTGCAGAATTTTGTGCGGTGGGGAACTGAAAGCAAGGCGAAAGCGCTGGACGGCGCAAAAAACATCCTCAACGCAATCGTCGAAAACATCAAGCAGCTGCCCGGTAAGGTCTGGACGTGGCTCACCGAAACGCTCAGCAAAATGGCAACATGGGCGGGCGACATGGCGAGCAAGGCCGGAGAAATCGGCTCCAATGTGCTCGACACCGTCGTGAGCTTTTTCAGCGAAATGCCCGGCAAAATCTGGACGTGGCTCTCTGATGCGGTCACTAAGGTCGGCACATGGGGCACCGACATGCTGAACAAGGCCAAGAGCGGCGCGCAGCAGGTGGTTACTGGCGTAACGACCACCCTCCAAGAACTGCCGAGCAAAATGCTGAGCATCGGCACGGATTTGGTCGAGGGCATCTGGAACGGCATTTCCAATGCGACCGACTGGATTATCGACAAGATCAAGGGCTTCGGCGAGAGCGTGCTCAGCGGCCTCAAGAGCTTTTTCGGCATTGCTTCGCCGTCCAAGGTCATGGCCGAGGAGATCGGTAAATGGCTGCCGGCCGGTATGGCCGAGGGCATCGACGCCAACGCAAAAGAGGCCGCCAAGGCAATGACCGGCATGGCGAGAGGAGCCTTGAATGCTGCAAATTCCGAGCTGGCTGGCAGCAGCCTGAACATGCCCGGCGTAAGCGGCAGCGGAGCGGCTGGAAACGGCAGAGCGGGCGGCGCTACGTATGTATTTAACCAATACAACAACAGCCCGAAAGCACTGTCTCGCCGTGAAATCTACCGCAACACCAACAACGCGCTGCGCTTTGCCACCGGCGTGTAATAAGGAGGGCAAGAAATGGCGATCCCGAAAATCAAAATTGAAAATGGCCGGGGCGAGGTGCTCGATCTCAGCGCCTCCCCCCGGTATCTGCCCATCCTGACCGGCACCGGGCCAACGCTCGCAACGATAAACCGTGCAAAGGTGGGCGTGGCGGATGGCACAGTGTACAACAGCGCCACCGTGGGAGAGCGTAACCTGCTGCTCACTGTGTATTTTATGCGTGACGTGGCCCGCGCCCGGCTGAATCTGTACCGATACATTGCGCCGAAACAGTATATCAAAGTTTACTACGAGGCGGACGGCCTCAACGTGTACGCGGAGGGCTACGTGGAGACCGCCGACGTCAACCCCTGGGACCAAAACCAGAGCCTGCAAGTGTCGATCATTTGCCCAATGCCGCACTGGCGGGACGTGGCAGAAACATACACCGACGCCAGCAGTGTAACGGACTTTTTGGAATTTCCTTTCTCGATCGGCAGCGACGGCATGGAATTGTCCGCGGTGGACACGATCGCCAGCACGATCATACAGAACGACGGCACGGTCGATACCGGCCTCACCTTTATGCTGACGGCGACGGTGCGCAGCCTGCAGCCGCGCATTTACAACCTGAGTACCGGGGAATATATCGGTTTTTACGTGGACCTGATGCCGGGCGACCGCCTGGAAGTGTGCACGATACCCGGCCGGAAAAGTGTAACGCACATACGCGACGGCGTGCGCTCCAATTACATCAACACCGTAATGGAGGGCAGCAGCTGGCTGCTGTTGGCCGTCGGCGCAAATGAGTACTTTTATACACTGGACGAGGGCGAATGCGAGCTCGCTGTGTATCACACAAATATGTACATAGGAGTGTGAAAACGTGGACCTTTGGATTTTAGACGAGGATTTTGCGCGCCTGGGCATCGTGGACACGGCCAGCAGCATCATATGGGCGAACCGCGCCAGGCAGTGCGGCGACTTTGAGATATATGCGCCCGCGTCTGCAGAGCTGCTGCTGCTGCTGCAGGAGGACCGTTTCGTGGTCCGCGAGGACGACGAAATGGTGGGCATTATCGAAAAAGTGATCCTGCAGCCTGACGAGGAAAATGGCGACTATCTGACAGTATCAGGGCGCTGCCTGCGCAGCATTCTGGACCGGCGGATTATTTGGGACCAGACGAGACTGAGCGGCACCGTGGAGAACGTTATGCGCCGGCTGGTCACTGACGCCTTTATCTCTCCGGCGATCGAGGCCCGCAAATACAACAAGCTGACGCTCGGAGAGCTGCACGGATATACCGATACCGTGCAGGTCCAGTACACTGGCGACAATCTGCTGGAGGCAATCGAAACCCTGTGCGCTGCATATGGCTATTGCTTCAAAATCACGCTGCAGGACGGCCTGCTGGTCGTGGATTTCTACAAAGGCGTGGACAGATCGGCAGGACAGCGAGAAAACCCTCGCGTAATTTTCTCCGAGGAATACGACAACCTGACCGCGTCGTCATATCAAAGGGATAAAACAGAATA